CTGTATACAGCCAAATCGGTTGGGCAATTGACATGCTCAAAATGACAGACGAGTTTGTGTTCAACGTATCGCCTATGCGCATAACGCATCGTGGAACTGGTAGCACATTCTACTTCTATGGCGGTGATAAACCTGAAAAGCTGAAGTCTAACACCGTTCGTAACGTGATTGCTGTGTGGTATGAAGAAGCAGCTAACTTTAAATCTGCTGAAGTGTTTGACCAAACTAATCCAACCTTTATTCGCCAGAAATCACCATGGGTTGATCAGGTTCAAGTCTTCTACACGTATAACCCGCCGAAGAATCCGTATGACTGGATTAACGAGTGGGTCGATAGTGTGAGAGGAGATTCAGACTTCTTCATTGACACTTCAACCTACCTGAATGATGATCTTGGGTTCACTGACGAACAGCAGCTTAGACTGATCGACAAGTATAAAGCCAACGACTATGACTACTACCGTTGGCTGTATTTAGGCGAAGCCATTGGGCTTGGAACAAACGTCTACAACATGAACCTGTTCCACGTCGTCGACCACGTGCCAGATAATGACCCGATCATGATGCTGCTATTTTCGGTCGATACTGGGCACATGCAATCAGCAACGGCCCTGTCAGCGTATGGGGCTACAGCACAGGGAAAGATTATCGTTTTGGACACCTATTACTATTCGCCTGCCGGGCAAAGCCACAAGCGGCCGCCAAGCGTCCTGGTGCGCGATATGCACGACTTTATCGTTAAGATATGCAAGCAATACCCGGGTGCGTCCGTTGGCAATAAGACAATCGACTCTGCCGAAGGCGCAATCAGGAATCAATATGTGTTCGACTATCACGACTACTGGCACCCAGTCAGCAAGCTCAAAGAGGCCGACATGATCGACTACGTTCAAAACCTGCTCGCACAGGGACGAGTTTATGTTTTGAATACGCCAAGCAATAAAGTGTTTCTAGAGCAACATCGCGACTATCAATGGGACGAAAAGACGATGGAATCCGACGATCCCAAGGTGATCAAGGAGAATGACCATACGGTTGACGAGTTCAAATACATGGTTATGGACAATGCCCGCAGGCTTGGGCTTAAACGCTAGAAGGTGATGACGTGGGACTAATTGAAACAATCAAAAATTTATTCAGAAAGGGGGGCGCAGCAATGGGCGTAGTGCAAAACCTAGGACAGATCACTGACCACCCAAAAATCAGCATTGACTCACGCGAATACAAAAGAATCGACCTTGACAAACAGTATTTTGAGGGCCAATTTCCGAATGTGAAGTATATCAACATGTATGGTGATCAGCGTCAGCGGCAATACGTGACTTTGAATATGATGCAGGTCATTTGCCGACGGATGGCGTCGATAATTTACAACGAGCAGAGCAAGATCACCATTGAGACCAGACCGGCGAAGAGCGACGAAAATGGTCAGGCTATCAATTATCAACAGCCAGACGAAGCAGACACGTTTATTCACAGCGTGCTTGATGATAACGACTTCAACAAGAACTTCGAGCGCTATCTTGAGTCGTGCTTGGCACTTGGAGGCATTGCAATCCGCCCATACGTTGATTACAGCACTAAAAAAGTCAAGCTGGCGTGGGTGCAGGCTCCGAGTTTCTTTCCGCTACGGTCAAATACTAACGATGTAACCAACGCGGCCATCGCAACTCGTACAGTTCAGACTGAGGGAAATAATAATGTGTACTACACGCTTTTGGAATTCCACGAGTGGAGCGAGAACCAGTACACGGTAACCAATGAGCTGTATCGGTCGGAAACATCTGACAATGTGGGTATTAAGGTCGACCTGAGCGTGTTGTACCCCAACTTGGCACCAACGGCCCAACTGGACCCCGCAGTATTTACTCGACCGCTCTTCACGTATCTCAAGCCGGCTGGATTCAACAACCGGAATATTACTAGCCCGCTAGGCGTCGGCATTTGTGACAATGCTTTGAGTACGTTGAAACAAATTAACGACGCCTACGACCAATTCAACTGGGAAATCAAGATGGGTCAGCGGCATGTAGCGGTTTCAGAAGCAATGACTGATGTTGTATTCGCTGATGATCCAAGCAAGGCGCCAAAGCAAGTGTTCGATCCGGACAGCAATGTGTTCATTGGCGTACCCGGTGACCCAGATAATGTTGGAATTACCGACTTAACCACTCCAATTAGGTCCCAGGATTACATTGCCTCGCTAAATCAATTCATTAAGACCTTGGAAATGCAGGTCGGCTTGTCATCTGGGACGTTCAGTTTTGATAACCAGGGGCTCAAAACGGCGACAGAAGTCGTTAGTGAGAACAGTATGACGTATCAGACACGAAACAGTCATCTGACAATGGTGGAACGCGCTATCCAGGAACTGTGTGTATCGATCTGCGAACTGGCTAGTGCAACAGTTGTTGATGGCGCACCACTGTATAGTGGCCCAATTCCAACGAGTGACCAGGTGACGGTTGATTTTGACGATGGTGTATTTACTGACAAGGCAGCAAGCCTTGATTACTGGATCAAAGCTGCTGCTGCGGGACTCGTGCCAAAGCGTGTTGCCATCGCTAGAGCGCTTGATGTGCCGGACGATGTGGCAGAACAGTATGCCCAAGAGGCTTCAGCAGAATCGCAGCCTACGTTGCCGTCTGGCGAACAGGGAGGATTGTTTGGCGGGGACGGTGATAGCTGATGCCGCGAGCAACGCCCTACCAATTAAGTATCGCTCAGGCTACCATTGGCGATATTTATGGCTCGCTCGAGCAATCAATATTCGAAATGTTCGTTGACCGGCTGCAGAATCATGGAGCATTCCCGCTGGACAAGGACCATGTTTTGCAATGGCAAGCGGAGCAGCTTAATCAGATGCATCTGGTTAATGAAGTTACCATCAAAGAAGTGAGCCAGGCAACAAAAATAGCCGAGCCAAAACTCCGCCAGCTTTTTAACGACTTCGGCATCCAGATCGCTAATACCGAATATGCTCGTCTAGGAAGGGCAACGGGCACGAAAATCAAGCCAAGCCCGAGCATCGATAAAATGATGAATGGCTATCTGAAACAGACATTCCTTGATCTGGATAACAACGTTAATCAGACACTAATTACCACTAATTACGGCGAGAATGCAGCCATGCGCACTTATCAGCAGATTGTCAAGGAAACCACTGCCCAGGTGATAACGGGCATTAAAACGCCTGCCAGAGCCTTAGCCGATACGGTGTATTCATGGCGTAACAAAGGCATTCAAACCGTACTCGTTGATAAGGGGGCGCATCCGTGGTCTATTGACAGTTACGCGAGAACAGTGATCACCACCACGAGCAATAGAGCATTTCAAGCAGTTCGAGATCAAGCAGCAGACGACTACGGTATCGACACATTTGTGATGTCTAGTCACGCTGCGAGCCGGCCAGCATGTGCGCCAATTCAGGGTAGGACGGTGACTACACGTTATCAGTCGTTTAGGTCTGACGTGAGCGGGGAATGGTTTGAATCGTTGTACCATCACGGATACGGTGAACCAGGCGGAACATTTGGTATTAATTGCCGCCACCAGAAATGGGGATATGTTCCTGGGGCTAACACCAACAGCTTCACTCAGTTTGACCCAGAACAGGCCATTGCCAATGGCAACGTTCAACAGCAACAGCGGACGCTAGAGCGCCGCGTGCGGAAGTACAAAGCAAATGCCGCACTGGCCAATAAAATGCAAGACGACCAAGGGCAGCAGCATTACCAACAGTTGATAAAGAACAACCAAGCTGCATTGCGGCAGTTGGTCAAGGATCACAACTTCCTAGCACGGGACTATTCAAGAGAGAAATCATTCATGTAATGATTTGACCCAAGCATGTCGTAAAACTGCTATTTGTTTTACCCAATTCGCGGTCGTACCGCGTCAAAAACACGTAAGGGAGAGATTTTTTTGAAACGTGAAGAATTAAAAGGATTAGAGCTTTCGGACGAGCAAATTGAAAAGGTTATGGCACTCCATGGGGCCGATGTTAATGAACTGAAGGGCCAAGTCAGTCAGCTGACGACAGAACGGGATGCGCTGAAGCAGCGTGCATCCGACTCGGACAAGCAACTGAACGAGTTAAAGGCAGCCCACAAGGATGACAAGGACTTTCAGGCTGAAATCGACAAGCTCAAAGCCGACAACAAGGCGAAGGATGACGTGGCTTCTAAGCAGCTCAAGGAAACACGACTGGGTTATCAGACCGAGCTTGCTCTGGTTAAAGCCGGTGCGTTGAACACCAAAGCGGCATCGGCCCTGATTGACAAGGACAAACTTGGCTTGGATGACAAGGGAAATGTTACCGGATTAGATGAGCAGCTCGAAGCACTCAAGTCGGATGACAGTAGCAAGTTTCTCTTCAAAACCGAAGAGGCACCGAAGCCAAATGACACGCCCGCCATTACAGTCGCTGGCAATCCTGATCCAAATGCAAACGAAACTCTAAACCCAGCTACTGCTACCTATGATCAGTTAGCAGCGAAAATGACACACGCAGAATAAGAAAGGATGATTTGAATGGCTTTTCCAAATGCACAAACGACTGACAAGTCCGCAATGGTTATTCCTGAGGTTATGGCTCAGATGATTGCGGCACGGCTTCCACAGGCGATTACTTTTTCGCCTCTCGCAACTGTTGACAGCACTCTGGTAGGTGTACCGGGAGACACCATCACGGTTCCGCACTGGAAGTATATCGGTGATGCTGTTGATTTTGCTGAAGGCGATAGCATTGACTATTCAAAAATGCAGAACAGCAAGACCACTTCGACGATCAAGCGAGCCGGTAAAGGGGTAGAAATTTCTGACTTCGCTGTTGAGGTTGGCCTTGGCGATCCAAAGACGGAAGCGGCTAACCAGCTTTCCATGGCGATTGGCTCTAAGGTCGATAATGATTGTGTTACCGCATTGCTGAACGCCCGTCTGACACTGACCCATGCGGCTCCTGATCTTGACTTGATTGATGCAATCGAGGCAACTTTTGAAGACGATACCAGCGAATTCAACACTGAAGGCTCTTCACCGGTCCGTGGCGTGCTTTACATGAACTTGAAGGATTACAACAAGCTCCGCAAGGCTGCGGCATCCGACTACACACGTGCATCCGAACTTGGCGATCAGATTCTGACCAGTGGTGTACTCGGTGAAATCTTCGGCTGGCAGATTGCTACCTCCCGCAAGATTCCTGTTGGTACTTACTTGGCTGTTAAGGCGGGCGCTTTAGGTATCAACATGAAGCGTGGCGTGCAAGTTGAAACTGCACGTGATATTGACTACAAGACGACCAAGATCACCGTTGATGAATACTATAGTGTTTGGCTGAAGGACGATACCAAGGCGCTGGTTGTTAATGCACCATCTTCATCTTCGGGATCCGGTTCGGGATCCGGTAAATAGTGTCTTAAATTAAGAACATTGTCGCCATCGAAATTAACAATAGGGGGGAAGCCCGGCGGCTTTGAGAGGTGATGACATGACTCCGTACGTTACTAAACAGGAATTCATGGATGCTATGCACGTGGCAGAGCCTAGTCTGCCTGACAACTTTGACCAGATCGCCGATTTGGCGAGTCAGTACTTGGATGATCAGACACGTGATTTCTATCAAATCAACGATATCAATGCTGACCCGTGGCCAATTCGTGCAAGTAAGTTTAAGCGGGCGGTTATCCGTCAAATTGCTTACATGATTGATTCTGGAATCACGACCACCGAGCAGGCTCTCCATCAGCCTATTAGTGAGACCAAGACGATCGGTAAGACTACAGTCACCAAGTCATGGGCGAATAACCAAAATGGCGTGGGAAATCGGGTAAATTCGGTAATCAGCGCGGACGCTCTCGCCGCATTGAGCGGTACCGGACTCTTGTATAGGGGTGTCACATATGTTCGATGACATGGACTTTCTGGTGGCGTACAACGACGCTATTGTGCTTACCAAGGTGGTTGGCCATGATGATTGGCAAAAACCTATGTATGGTCCACCAGTGAGCCTGGGGAATGTTCGTATCGACCGAGGAACCGTTTATTCTGGCACGAACAACGATCGCCAAATTGTGGCTAATGCAGTCATCTATATCCGGACTGCCGCCAACCCTGGCATGCCTGCATTAGATGATACGTGGCTAGAGGGTATTGCCGAATTCGACAATCGCAAGTACACCATTACTACGGTCAACGTCTTAAAGGATTCAGATAAGCCAGACATCTGGGGCTACGAATTGGAGGTGCTGTGATGGGTGTAAAAGTAACAGTTGACGTTGATTTGATGAGGAAGCTTGGGCCAAAAGCCCAAGGCAAAGCGCTCACAGCCGCTGCTACTCAGCTCGGTATGGAACTGACTGATTACAATACCGGCGTCGTGCCTATGCTTCACGAAGATCTTCGCAAAACCGCAACACCAGACGGGTCGAATGTCGACTTTAATAGTGTTTATGCGGCAGCTCAGTTTAACGGTGGGTATACCAAAAAAGATGGCACCAAAGTAACTTTTCGGCATTACACGACTGAGGGAACAGGCCCTCACTGGGACAAAATGATTCAGGCAAATGATCAGAAGATGGAACGAATCCGTGACGCTTATCTGAGGGGGCTTGATTTATGAATGCCTTAAAAACGTTGACGGATGCAATTAACACGATTCCCGACATGCCCCAGAAAGTCAGCATGGGCTTCCTTTCTGCTGATGAATCACTTTCAATCTATCCGACAAAAAACGGGTCGGTGGTTGATGAAGATTTCGCCGGCAATCAAGAAACTCGGCTTTACTACGAAGTTGCTATCCGTACGAAGGACCAGCAATTGGGCAACACAATCATGTGGCTAGTCTCCGATTTTGTTAAACACTTGAAGGAACTTCCGTCTGATGATTTCCACTTTGAAAAAATTGAAACCACGTCTGAACCGAGCATCACCCAAGCTGATTCACGTGGCTTTTTTGTATACACCCTAGATGTTGCGTTGAACGTTACATCAAACAAATATAAGGAGTGATTTTTAATGGCAGATAACTCAATTCCGACAAAAGTCGGCGAATTTACACTTAACTTCAAGAACAAGTTCGAAATCGATACCAAGGGGTCCAAAGATCCGACTGATATTACCAATGCATCTTTTGCTCCGTTGGCATCAGGTATTAATAACTTCACGCCTTCTCTGAACGAAACAACTGCGAATGACGTCTATTACGATGGCGAAGGCTATGGATCCACTGATGTCACTGGCAAACGTCTCCAGTTGGCATATACGGGCCACCGCTTGGAAGGGGACGCTGCCCAAGATTATATTGCCAGCCACGTGTTGGATATTGGCGATGATCTGAAGACGTTGGCTCGGTGGACCCAGCCAGATGGTTCAACAATTGTTGGCCAGGTTACGATTAGCAATATCGTGACGTCTGGTGGTGCTCCTGGCGCGAAGCAAACGATGTCCTTCACTCTGGCATTCAACGGCAAGCCCGTTTATACTCCTGCGGCCCCAAAACAGTAACGGTGTCCGGGGTATCTCTGACACCGGCAACAGCGAGCGTAAAAGTGGGAGCAACCACATCATTAACAGTTACAGTCAGTCCCGAAGATGCGACGGACAAGTCTGTCAGCTATGCCTCTAGCAACTCATCAGTTGCTACTGTCAGCCCTAGTGGCATTGTAACCGGTGTGTCTGCCGGATCTACCACTATTACTGTAACAACGAACGATAACGGTAAGAGCGCCACCTCGTCCGTGACTGTAACTGCGGAATAATGATTTCATGTCGCCTTCGAAATAGGACAGTACGGCATAGCCGGGCGGCTAGATTGGAGAAAATTATGAGCAATGTGATCAATTTGGACGAAGTTCTGACCACTAAGCAGGATCTGAGCTATAAAGGTGAGACTTATACATTCCGGTTTTCCGACAAAACGCAGCAAGCATTGCGTGAAGCGTGGGTCAAAGCAAACGCACTCGTCAAACAATTGGTCGATGACGACAAGAAAAAAGACAACAGCATCGACAAAAAGCCAGTTGATGAGCAGCTGGAATTTGTTAGAAACACCATCCGCCAAGAACGCGACATCATCATGGCCTTCTTTGAAGACACGATCGGCAAAGATAAAGCTGAGCGACTGTATCACGATCTCAACGAAAGCACAGATGGACTACTATTTGTGCTCGGACTTGTCAAGCGTGCTTCTGACAAAGCACTGAAGGATGCTGAAGACCAAGAGTATCCAGCGTTTGATGGCAACAAGGATAATGATTAGCTTGACCAAGCCACTGCCTTGGGATTGGAAATGCCAAGGGAAGTCATATCGAGTCAATCTTGCTTTTGATAATGTGCTGCGCTGGTATGAATTGCTTGATCGTGAGGATAAGGACGACTCCGAAAAAGGAGTAATCGGCTGGCATATGTTTGTAAATGCTGACGAAGTTGGCCCAGTCGATCGGTTGCGAGCGCTTGAATGGATTAACCAGTATATAAGCCAACAATCTTACCGTGACTCGTCGGATGACGAAACGACTTCAGAAAACGGCCAAGAAATCACAGCGGTTGTCAATAGTGGCACACCTGAAGAGTATTTCTCGTATGTTCAGGACGCTCCGGCGATATGGTCAAGTATTCGCGCATTTTATGGTGTTGATCTGGAAGACGAATTGGGGAAGCTTCACTGGTACAAATTTCGTGCCATGTTAGACGGCCTTCCCAGCTCGTCTTATTTTATGCGGATAGTGGGTATTCGACAGCGATCCCGAGAGGGGCTTGATGGTAAGGAACTGGCCAATTTGGTGGAATTACAAAATTATTATGTACTGGATAAATACCGAAATGCGAAGCACTCATCGGATGCTGCTGACTTCTTTGCAGCATGGGCAGCTAGCGCAGCTAAATAAAGAAAGGAGGTTTTATCGTGGCAGCAGATGGCACGATTTCTATTGAAGTTGCTCTGAAGGGCAAGGATCAGTTGATCAGTGATACTGACCAGGCCAACAAAATATTAAATGATTTTGGCAGTCAAGCGGGAAACAAGATGGATGAGTCCATCAAGGACAACACAGACAAGGCTAAGCGCACCCTGGACAGTTTTCCCAAAGAGGTCAAAACTGAACTCATAGCAAAGGCTCAAGAAGCGGGTGTAAAAGACTTCAGTACACTGCTGGAACGTCTTCCCAAAGAGAAACAGGTCGAGCTGCTGGCAAAAGTAGAAGATGGTCAGGCAATTGACTTCAAAAAGCTCGTTGGCTCTGTTCCCAAAACTGTTGAGACTACCATTAAAGCCAAAGATGAAGCCACTGCATCACTTAAAAAAGTTGACGCGCAAGCAGCAGAAACTGGCGATAAGTTCAGTCATCTTAGGGAAATCATAGCTGGATCCATGGCTGGTGGCTTCATTGGAAATGCAATTTCAAATGGCTGGCAGACTTTAAAGGAAAAAATACAGGAAGCCACCGCGGCCGGCGTCGAATACGACAAACAGCAGGACCAAATGAATGCCATTTGGCTCACACTGACGGGTAATGCCGAAAAGGGCAAAGCCATGGTTGATATGACCAATGAGCTCTCAGTGAAGTTTGGTCAAGATACTGATTTGGTAAACGAACTAAACCAGCAGTTTTACCATGTGTTTGATAACCAACCCAAAACCGAAGCTTTAACTTCCGCCTTTCTGACAATGGGTGATGCGATTGGATTATCTAGTGATCGCATTCAACAGGTCGGTCTTGACTTCACACATACACTATCTGGATCTGTTGTCCAGCTTGGCGACTTCAATCAGTTAACTGATGCGTTTCCCATGATGGCCGATGCAATGCTGAAGTATGAGCAACGGGTGCAGCATAATTCTAAGCTGACCATGACTGATCTTCGTGCACAAATGAGTGCAGGAAAGATCAGTGCTAAAGACGCCACTGCCGTTATCGAAGAATTAGGGCAGAAATATAGCAAAGCATCAGAAAACTTGATGCAAACTATTCCCGGTATGACTCGGGTTATCAAGTCTCGCATGCCTGCACTTATGGGAGATATTTATCGGCCGTTTATGACGGCACAAAACCCGGTTTTGGGCGCGATTTCGCGGTGGGTGCAGGATAAAAATACGGACGCGGAGTTCACCAAGCTTGGCCAGTCGATGACCAAAGGGCTGGATACCATTACATCTGCATTCAGCAAGGCATTCAACCTGCCCAGCGGTACCAAACTGCTGGACATGATGATGGGCAAGCTGGCGGATACAGTGACAAGCTTAAGCAATTTGATCGCGGACCATGCAACGCAAATCAAGACATTTTTCACGGCGACTGCCGAATCAGGCCGCGCGCTGGGCAAAGTGTCATTCCTTGCCTTCGCGGACAGTCTACGGATTCTTCAACCGCTGCTCGATGGCATTGCTGATTTTGCAGATAAGCATCCTAAGCTCTTTGGCGATCTGGCGGCTGGCATTATTGCCTATAAGACTGCAGCAAACATGCTGCCTGTCAAAGGATTTATTGACCTGATTATCGGTGATGGGGCAGGGAAGATTGGCTTGCTGTCCAAAGCAGTTAGCCTGATCAAAAAACTCGGTCAGGAAATAAAAGGGACAAATAGTCTTCCACAAACGGATAACAACGCCCCCATCTCTGGAGGCGGCAACAGTAGCAATGATATTCCCAGCTTTGGAGGAGGAAGATCTGCTGGCGAACACCGGGCAAAAACGGTCAGCATTCCTGAAGAAAGCGAAACAGAAATTAAGCAGTATGCCTCACGAGCAGAACGAATGGCCAGCGAGGCAAAGCCCAAACAAAGTATTGTTTCACGGCTCATGAGCATATTCACCCACAATAAGTCAGCAGTAGAAGAAAGCGGCGCTCTTGCCAAGGACACTGAGGAGATCAGCAAGGGTGCAAAGGTAGCCGGACGCTTTGGAGGAGCTCTAAAAGCAGTTGCGGGACTTGGCACTGCAATAACTGTCGCGGATGGAATTTACCAGCTGAGCGCTGCTAAAAATAAGGAAAGATCAACAGTTGCTGGCGGCGTGGTTGGTAGCGGCGTCGGCGGTATTGCTGGTGGTGCAGTAGCTGGCGCTGCTGTTGGTACTTTTGCGGGGCCAGTCGGTACAGCCGTGGGCGCCGGTATCGGTGCGCTAGCAGGTTCAGCATTGGGCGAGAAGATTGGCAAATCGTTAGGTGGAAGCAAGATAGGCAAAAAGTTGGGAAAGGACATGCAAAACGGCGTTGAGTCTGCCTTCCATCCTAAACTTGATGATGGTGTCTCCAAGACTACTGACAAGTTGAAAGGCGGCGTCAAGGCATTCGCCAAGTCATATCAGGGTAGTATGAACAGGCTTAACGGAGACATGATTTTACTCAGTACAGCAACCGGCAAGGATGCCGACAAGCTACGAAATGATATGTCGAAGACCTATGCCAAAATGAGTAAGGACGTGGATGCGTACTACAAGGGAAAGGAATCCAAATCCAAACAAGACTTGGCTCGGTTGGTCAGCGAGGGATTCATGACACAAAAGGAAGCAGATAAGGCCTTAGCCAAGGAAAAAGAGAACGACGGTAAGCGGGCTAAAAACATGAAGGGCGCCTATGCCAACATGCAGAAGGAGTCCGAACGCTATTATAAAGAGCAGGCGGCAATTACCGCTAAGTATGAAAAGAAGAAAACCACCGATTCTGAAAAAGTCGAAAAGGACCGTGCCAAGCAACGAGCTAGACTGGTTCAAAACGGTGCCACCCAGGCTGAATTGGCTGAGTTTGATGAGGTTACCGCTAAAAAGGTTGTCAAAGCGCGAGCTAAGGCCAAGTCTGATGAGCAAAAGGATCTTGAAAAGTCGCAGAAGACTCATAACAAGAATATGAAGAATCTGCAGGAGCAAGCCGACGCAGACACTTATCAGAACTTGAAAGTCAATGCAGGTAAGGAAAAAGACCTGTTGCAGAAGCTTTCTGAATCTAAGCAAAAACTGTCACAAAAAGAGCTGAAGCGAGTCATTTCCACGTCTGCGAAACAGACGAATGCCGTTGTTGATGCCGCTAACAAGACTTATAAAGAGACGAAAAGCGCTGCTGACAAGAAATTCAAAGCAACTACTGATGCCGCTGATAAGGAATATTACCAAAACCACACGATCTCAAAACAGCAGTACGAGGATATTGTTTCTAATGCAACGAAGCAAAGGGACGATACAGTGAATGCTGCTGAGAAACAACGAAGTCAGACAGTCTCAAAAGCCAAGAAACAGCATGAACAGGTCGTTAGTCAAGCCACCAAGCAAGCTGGTGAGCACAAAGATGCTGTTAATACAGAGACGGGCGACGTCAAAAGCTCATGGGACAAATTTGTTGATGATGTCGCAGGCACCTGGAATCATTTAATCGATGCTTGGAATTGGGTTGGCAAGCTCTGGGGAAAGAAACCGTCTGGACATTGGAAACGTTATGCAACTGGTACTGGTGGTACTCTTGAAGACCAAATGGCTGTGGTTGGTGAGGAAGGCTTTGAGCTGGCCCATCACCCTAGCCTTGGGGTATTTCCACTTGGTCTGCGGGGAATGGAAACTACATTTATTCCTGCGGGCACGAGCATCCTCCCACACAATCAGTCTGAAGAATTTCTAAAGTTGACGAACGTCTTGCCACATCATGCCGATGGGATATTTGGAACCATTTCGGATATGTTTGAACAGGTTAAAAAGACGGCCGGATCAATTGGCTCATCGATTGCAAATGCGTTTGGGTCTGCAACAAAGTTCATCAGTAAGGGTGTCTCCGGTGCCTGGGATTGGATCAAAGATCATGTCGGATTCGATGCCGTGACTAAAAATGACGGCGGGAAAATGAGTTCAATGCGTGTTAACTACGGGTCTAATGCCGTAAAGGCAATTAGTAAGGGATTTTCAGACACTTTTTCTTCTCTGTTCAAGAAAGCAAAAGATGACGAGGATTCCGCCGGCAGCGGGCCAATGAAGTCTTTACCGGAGCTAGAGTCAATTGCGCGTCAAGCTGCAAAAATCATGCATGTGGACCCGTCAGACTCGTTTATTCGAGCACTTGCCAATGTTGCCATGAGTGAATCAGGTGGTAATGCTGGCGCTGCTAACCTGACCGATGATAATGCAAAGGCTGGCATGGCCTCTGTGGGGCTGTTGCAATACATCCCTAGCACGTGGTCTTATTACAACGTTCCGGGACACAACAATCGGCGCAGTGTTTTGGATAACTTTGTCCATTTCTTCAACAACTCGGATTGGCAAAATTCCATCGGCTATGTCACCTATCCATCTTGGGGCGGTATGTATAAGTGGGACTGGAAACACAATGGTCCCATTGGTGCACCACGAATGGCGATGGGCGGTCGGTACACGAAAGAGACCCCGGCCGTGATCGCAGAAGACGGGACGGAGTACGTCGTTAATATCACTAAAGAAAATGCGGATGAATTATTGGCTGCAGCAATCACTGAGCGAGCCAAAACCAGACCCGAAAGTGTCTTTGCTCAGGCGATGCGCAGCAAAGACGCAACCCAAGCGTCAGTATCATTGGCTGGCGGCATGGATCCATCCGTGGGAGCTAACCTGTTGCAACACAATTACAGTGGTGAAGGTAAGCTGTTAGCGGATGTGAAGGATCTATTGTCCAGCGTGACCTTCAACCTGCAGGGTTACTTCGATCCAGACAGTTCTGCCAAAGCCATGGCGCCATATACGAACAAGCATATTGAAGCGTTAAAATCTTCGCAAAAGCTGATCAGCCGGGCCACATATAAAGAAAGTGGGGTGACAATTGTTGGCAACTGACGACGCAGTCATGTTTGGTCCTAGTTTGGGCCAACTGACGAATATTAGCGATTATGCGCGATTGATTAATGTATCTAACAGTCTGCTTCCCAACCGAACGGACAATGCCGTGGATATCGGTTTGACGCCTGGACAGATGCTGCTGTCAAACAAATATAGCACCCGTCAGATCACTACGACCTGGCGGGTTTTTGGTGATCAGCAGGCTAAGCTTGACAAAATTGGGCAAATACTAAATCGTGATTTGGGCGTATTAGAGACGCCAGACGAGCCCGGCCGGTATTATCAGAGGGTGGCTCCTAGCGGTGCCAATACGCTGACGAAAACAGCGGTCACTGTTGACTTCACAATCACGTTTACTTGCTATGATCCGTTTGCTTACGCCACTGACATGGTCACAGCTACCAATGCCGGCGAGAAAGCCAGTAAGAGCGATAATCAACTGCTGCACACTGCTGTGCCGATGATCTTGCAAGGCCTTGGCGATGGCAATGATGGCGCAGAACCAGCTTATTTGGGGTCTGCTGTAACAGCCAAAAAGTGGCGGGTCCGGGCAACAGTGACTAGCTCAGGATCGGCAGGATCGTTTGTATTAAAGAGCAGTCAAGGCGACAGCATCATCACAGGCAACTGCAATGGCGGCCCGCAGGACTTAGACGAGACGTTCACGTTTGCAGACGGCCAAGCCCATACTATTGATTTACAGCTTGAGCTGAGCAGCGTGCCGGATACGGATAGCGTCTCTGTTACAGACGCCAAGGCTGTCCCCCTGGATGAAGGCAACGACCAAGCACCGGATATGACGTGGTCGCCGGCGAGCGGGGAAGATGGGTATCTGATTAATGGACAAACACTGAGTATCACCAATCCAGGCACTGCCGATGCACCCGTGGACTTGTCTGCCGCCGTGGTGGATGATCTGGGCTATTTGGCGGCCACGATTAACGGTCAAGGCGTGGCTGTCGGCAATCCCAATGGCCAAGTGACCGCTGATGGCGACAAGGGGAGTACGATGTTTGAGACTTATTTCTGGACGCCATACACGCTGATCCAAAACAAGTATCCAGGCAAAGTCAGCTCTACCGCATCACTCAAAGGATCATGGAAACAGGACAGCTGGAAAGGTGTTGGCTTTGTTTATCCGGATAACTATGCCGAACCAAGCGGGGCCAGTGGGCAAGCACTGTACGGTACCAGCTTCTATGTGCCGTTTGACAAACCACGGTCACACTGGGCAGTGAATTATCACATGCTCAACTATCCGCTCAAAAATCAAGTCTTGGGCTACACCGAGATGTTTGCCGTGGATACCAATGGGGCGCCCGTGTTTGGGTACCAATTTAGAAAATTAAATTGGGCCAACAAATACCAGCAACTGATCCTTTGGATTGGCGACGATGTGATTAACACGTGGACGGATGACCAGCACACCAGTTGGATCATGGAACAGTTTATTGGTAACTTGCAGTTGGAGCAGGATGGCGATGCCTTCACTTTCCGTTTTCGCAATGACTATACCAAGGCACCATGGGCACGGACGTTAAGATACAGTAACTTGGCTAACCAGCAAGTGGCTGGGATCAACTTTTACACGGGCAAGTTTGGCGGGTGTGATGGCTATTATACGCACGTGATGTCGATGACTGGGACCAGTTACGACACCAATTGGGTGCATACGGATAATCTATTTCAGCAAAACAGCACGGTAGACATCAACTCGGACGCATCTGCACCATCGGTGCTCGTTAATGGTGTACCAGCGCTGGATACGATGGTACCAACATCACAGCCGTTAATCGTGCCCGCCAACTCAACGACCGAAATCAATATTGACAATACCATCGGTAGGAAGATGCCAGCGGTCACAGCGACGCTGCGGCCCCGATACATCTAGGAGGTGAGAAAAATAGATGAATTGAGTTTTGCCAAACCAACGATTTACGTACAAGACCAAAACGAAATGGTGCTCGGGTCCACGGGCAATTACTATGACAGCAATCTCAAGTGGGCCAAGGAGACAGATTTAGCAGTGTTGACGTACTCCATTCCAGCGAATGATCCAGCGGCGGCCTATATGACCAAGCTCAATCTGCTGACGTTCGTGCTGAATGGCCGCCCTTGGCGGTTCCAAATCAGCCAGGCGGTTTATGACACGAACGGCAAGGCGTTCCAGATTACTGCCAAAGCCTTTTCGATCACCCTCAACCAGAGCCTCGTCGATGCCCAGGCGGCACCGAGTCAACAGGAGCCAGCAAGTTTCTACGTTGGCCAAACTGTGAAGGGGCTGAACTGGGTTGTGGGCCGAGACGAACTGGGCAGTGCTACACTGCACACAGTGGCGTTTTCTGACCAATCGACCGTGCTGGCACGATTGTACAGTATTGCGGACGCTTTCGACTGCGCTCTGGATTTTAGGATTGAGTTAGACGGTCTCAAAGTTAAGAACCAGTACATCGATATTTTGCATCGGCTCGGAAGCGATCGCAACGACATCCAGTTGGCCTACGGCGACAATATCACGAATATCACCAAGACCGTGGACGTTAACACATTGGTCACTGCGCTCGAAATCACCGGGTTACCTAAGGATGATGACAAAGGCAACAGTATTGACGATGCTTTTTTCGGCCAGGCCTACACCAGTGACGATGGCCGCTTCACCAAGCCAAAAGATTCATATGTCATGTACGACCAGACCACAAACAAAGCCCTGAACCAAGGGGCGGCCTACATCATCGGTACGTTTGACGGCAGCAGTATCCAAAGCGTGCAGGCGGCATTTACAGCGCTCACTGCGCAGCTGACGACGCAGTCACAACCAACTACCACTATTGACACAGCACTGGCTTACGTGCCCAACACGCTTACTATTGGCGATACCGTGCGGCTGATTAGCAATGACCCGGACGACAGCAATTATCTAAAAACGGACGTGCAGGAACTGGACATTTGTCTGGATAATCCCAGCAAGTCAACAGCTGTGTTTGGTGATTATCAACCGTTGGTTGATGGAGATAATCTGTACGACCTAACGAAAATTAAGCAGGCTGTTGTTGCGGCCCAAAGTTTAGCTGCCACTGCACAAAACACAGCTAACCAAGCGGCTCAAACAGCAGATACTGCAAACACAAATGCTGCCACTGCTCAAGCCACAGCAAATACTGCAAATGCTACTGCAAATACTGCTCAAACTACAGCTACACAGGCAGCCAATGAGGCAAATACTGCAAATACCACAGCCAATCATGCTCAAACAATGCTGCCAGTAATTTCATCAGTGGCTCCAACCAATCCGCAAGAAGGCCAAGTGTGGTTTGAAGGGGACAGCAGCACGAACGTCAAAGCCATTCACAAATATGTTTCGGGAAGCTGGCAAACAAATGCTTTGCTGCCAACGTCAATGAACGTACAGCAACTTTCTGCCCTATCTGCTGATTTGGGGACGGTTACTGCTGGCACATTGCTAGCAGTTAATATCATCTCTAGCAATATGCACAACGCGGTAACCAGCGATGATCCCAATCGACCAGGCAAGCAAATTACGAACACGCAGGACATCACCGAAGACGGCTACCGCATGGTTACTGACCGCTACAGCTCAGGCGCAGACGAGTTGCGCATACTGTCCGAAATTGGCAACGACGGATCCCTCAAACTCGGGTATGGGCTAAAGCAGAATATTGACCTCAACAACAATCCCTGGGGTGGCGTTATTGCGTCCATGATACTTGATCCGGTCAATCAAAACATTGTCTTCCAAGCCGCTGATTTGGGTGATTACTATCTTAATATTCAAGACGCCTACCAAAATGATATGGCGCCCAGCAGTTTTACCTATTTCAACGGTTATGGACCGTCATCCGATACTGCCACAGACCCGAACAACGGGCATCTGTTTAGATTTGGGCGCACCGTCGTGCTCAATGCCTACTTCAAACGCAAGAGTGGATCGAATAACGGTGCTTACACGGACTTTTTCCAGTTGCCCGCCTGGGCACGGCCAGCACAGACTGCATTTGTCTATCTGGTCCTAGCCCAAGGCTTTGCCACCTATGCTGGACAAGGCTATGTGTATAACACCGGCAAGGTCCATTCCGGCGCAATCGGCGGTGGCGTGGGTAAAGACGGCGGCGAGTATCAAGTGTTTGGCGTATGGCAAGGAGTGGACATCACATCATGATTTATGCAGTGGACAAAGATGGTTTTTTGCTGGGCTATGGCAAAAATAAAGCAGAGCTGGCAATGGTCGGCAGTTACGACCAAAGCACAACGGTACAACCACCCAGCAATTTGGTTAAACCCAAGTGGGACGGTAAGAACTGGATCGAGGGCGCGACAGCAGCCGAATTAGCCGCACTGGCAGTGCAACAGGCACAAGCCAGTCAACCGTCGGCAGAACAGTTAGCGATTAACCAGTTGGGTGTGCTGGTGGCCAGCCAGATCGGAAGGGCGACAAACAATGCTTGAATTTGTAAAGCTGATGTACTCATGGGGCTGTCCCATCGAGGGCTATGTCACAGCCGGGGCCATCACGGCTGAACAGTATCAAGAAATTACTGGTAAAAAATACGAAGTACCGAAAGGGTGATGATGTAATTGAATAAACAGTTTAAGGCACTGGCAATTGCTGGTGCTATTTTTATGGCATTTGCCGGAGCAGGGACAGCATACGCGGCTAAAGGGGACGTGGGCAATGATTTGGCCCGTTATCAGGGTTATAACGGCGTCTATGCCACTAACGATAAGTTTAGTCTGGTGCAAATTGGCGGCACCTATGGCGGCACATTGATTAACCAAGACACATACGCCAGCCAAGTGGCCGCTGCTAAGAGCCGTGGCTTGCGTGTCCACACCTATATCTGGTATGGCGTCGGTGCGAGTTTAGTTAATGCCAAAGCCGGTCTTGATTATTATCTGCCGCGCGTGATCACCCCCAAAGGCAGTATCGTCGCGTTGGACTATGAGGACGGTGCCAGCAGTGATGTGGCGGCCAACACGGATGCCATTATTTATGGTATGCAGCGGATCGCCCAGGCTGGATACACCCCGGTGTATTACAGTTACAAGCCCTACACGCTGGCCCATGTCGATTACAAGCGTATCTTGGCAGCTTATCCCAATAGCCTATGGATTGCAGCCTATCCCGACTACCAAGTGCGTAGCGTACCGGATTACAACTGGTTTCCGGTAATGCCGGGCGTGGCAATTTGGCAATTTACCAGTACACACGCAACTGGCGGTCTAGATGGCAATGTGGATCTGCTTGGCATTACTGATAATGGCTACACCAAGCAGCCAACTCAGTCTGTTAAACCCGCAATGCCAGTTGCACAGTCCAACAACGATAGTGATTACTCCCAGACAGCGGTGTTCCGGCCGTCAACCACGGTCAATGTCCGCACCGGTATGGGGACAGGGTATCATATTACTGGCACGCTGTCGCAGGGAGATGCGATCATTTACAACCATGTGTACATCCGCAACAGTATTGTCTGGGCACAGTATGAGTCATACACCGGCACGCGTTATGCAGCACTTGGTGTAATGGGTGGAGAGAGCTACGGCTCACGGTCAACCAGTTATGCAGTGCCCGTGACGCATACGTATTACACCGTGCGGTCTGGTGACAGCTGGTGGGCCATTGCGAGCAAGTACGGCATCAGCATGTACACCCTGGCAGCTAATAACGGAAAATCCATCAATATGACCATCTATCCGGGCCAGTCATTAATGATTCGGTAGGTGGTGCATGTGGATTTATCTCTTATCGGCGAGTACGTTCGTATTTTTTCCGGATTGGGCGGCGTGGCTGTGTTGACCTGGATAGTCAGGACGGTTAACAAGCGCGTTAAAGATCACCAGGAGCTGCGTGCAGAACAGCAGCGAATTAAGCGTAAAGAGTTAGATGACTTGCATGGCCGCGACAACTTGTTGGCCGACGGCTTGCGGGGGATACAGCATCATGACTTATATCTCACTTGCACGCACTATCTGGAGCGTGGGTGGGTCACCACTGCCGATTTAGACGACCTGGAATATTTGTATAAGCCATACAAGGCCCTGGGCGGCAACGGCACGGGGCAGATGCTTTACAATCGTGTGCACCAACTCAAAATTAAAGAAGGAGAATGATTAGTATGTGGAAAAAGATTCAAAGTAAGTTTGTCAATCAAGACGGCACCATCAATGGCAAGGTACTAGCCGGAGCAATCTCTGCATTATTACTGCTTGGCCAACAAGTGGCACTTGCAGGAGGCTATAATGTGCCTAACCACCTGGGCGACTGGGTCAACGTGATCAATACCGTACTGGTTGTTTTGACCATGCTCGGGGTAGTGAGCGAACCGGGCAGGGTAGCAGCGCCAGCTGAGGCAGAGGCGGAAACTGTACCCCAGCCAGTGAGTCAATCAGCATCAACGAGCGCCGACAAATCCGTGTCACAATCAGTAGCGGTTAGCAGTGGACAAGATAAATCGCAATCAGTTACCACGAGCAAATCTCAAAGCGTTACAAAATAAGATAATCATTCCCTGGGGCTTTGGCCTCAGGGTTATTTTTTTGTCTTTAGGCATCAAAAAAGCCCTAAAAACTCTGATAATAACTGCGGTTCTTTACGTAATTCTTTACCGCAAATCATTTAATCTGTTTTTAGAGCATTTCTTTTGAGTTAATAAGGAAACCCTGTACGCTTACTTGCCCAAGCGTTCTGTCAGTTCTTTAGTCAATTCTTCATAACCTTGGCGACCCAACAGGGCAAACATATTCTTCTTATAGGCTTCCACCCCGGGTTGATTGAATGGGTTGATCCCATTCAGATAACCGGAAATTGCCAC